CATCATTAGCAGAAATCCGAGCACGTCTCGCAGCCTCAGAAGGCAACAACAAAGGTGGACAGTCCACTGGTGGTGATAACGCAATTTATCCACACTGGAACATGGAAGAAGGCGCATCCACTACACTCCGTTTCCTCCCAGACGGCAACACAAAAAACACATTCTTTTGGCAAGAACGAGCAATGATTCGTTTGCCATTCAATGGCGTCAAAGGAGAGATGGAATCAAAACAGGTTTACGTACAGGTTCCTTGTATGGAAATGTGGCAAGAGACCTGCCCAATCCTGACAGAAGTACGCACATGGTTCAAAGACAAGAGTCTGGAAGACATGGGTCGCAAGTATTGGAAAAAACGCAGTTACATTTTCCAAGGCTTTGTGCGTGAGAATCCCTTGGCAGATGACAAGACTCCAGACAATCCCATCCGTAGATTCATCATTGGTCCTCAGTTGTTCACCATTATCAAAGGTGCGCTGATGGATCCAGAACTGGAAGAAACTCCAACAGACACACTGCGTGGCTTAGACTTCCGCATCACAAAAACGCAAAAAGGCGGCTTTGCTGACTACAACACTTCAAAGTGGGCACGTAAAGAGTCTGCACTGTCAGAAGTGGAACAGGCAGCAGTGGATGCACACGGCCTGTTTGACTTGAGCACATTCTTGCCCAAGAAGCCAGATGAAGCGGCTGTGAAAGTCATGAAAGAAATGTTTGAAGCAAGTGTAGATGGGCAAGCATATGACACAGAGCGTTGGGGTGCTTACTTCCGTCCAGCAGGTGTGTCTGCACCAGCAGGCAGTTCTGAATCTGCACCAGCCAGTGTTGCCGCTACAAAGGCAGCCCCTGCACCAGTGTCAGACTTTGACGAGGATGAGCCACCTGTGGCCACAGCACCAATCACAGCACCTGCTGCCACTGCACCCACTCAGAAAGCCGAAGACATTTTGGCCATGATCCGAGCACGTCAACAGAAGTAATGTAGCACTTACACAAGGGATGACCTCCCTTGTGTCCTCTCATAATTAAAAACAAACATTTAAAGGAAACATATGGCAAAACCATTTGACATATCAAAGTTCCGCAAGGACATCACTAAAAGCATTCAAGGCTTGAGTATCGGATTCAACGATCCAACTGACTGGATTGGCACAGGCAACTATGCACTGAACTATCTTATCTCTGGAGACTTCAACAAAGGTATTCCTTTGGGCAAGGTAACTGTGTTTGCTGGTGAATCCGGCGCAGGCAAAAGTTACATCTGTTCCGGCAACATTGTGAAGAACGCACAGGAACAAGGTATCTTTGTTATTCTTGTTGACACAGAAAACGCACTTGATGAATCATGGCTACATGCATTAGGTGTTGACACAAGTCCAGCAAAGTTGCTTAAACTCAACATGAGCATGATTGACGATGTGGCCAAAGCAATCTCAACATTTATGATCGACTACAAAGCCCTGCCAGAAGAAGAACGTATGAAAGTTCTCTGGGTTATTGACTCGCTAGGCATGTTATTGACTCCCACAGACGTTAACCAGTTCGAAGCAGGTGACATGAAAGGTGACATGGGTCGTAAACCCAAAGCACTTACTTCGCTTGTTCGTAATTCTGTTAACATGTTTGGCAGTTACAATGTAGGATTAGTTGCTACCAATCACACATACGCAAGCCAAGACATGTTTGACCCTGATGACAAGATCTCCGGTGGTCAAGGCTTCATCTATGCCAGCAGTATTGTTGTTGCCATGAAGAAGATGAAGTTGAAAGAAGACGAAGACGGCAACAAAGTATCCGAAGTCAATGGCATCCGTGCTGGTTGTAAAGTGATGAAAACACGCTATGCCAAACCCTTCGAAGGCATGCAAGTTAAAATTCCTTACTCAACTGGTATGAGTCCACACTCTGGGCTAGTTGACTTGGCAGAAAAGAAAAACATTCTCAAGAAAGAAGGCAACAGTTTGGTGTTTACCACCAGCGATGGTGAAGTAATCAAACAGTTCCGTAAAAAATGGGAAGCAAATGAAAACGGCTGTTTAGACAAACTCATGGCAGACTTTGCTAACCAGAAAGAAGAAAAAACAGCAATAGACGACACCACAGCGGAGGAATAAAATGACAGTAGATTTAGCAAGCGAAATTTGGAATGAACTCAAACGATACGTTAACACAGTGGATCGCAATGAAGCCGCTGAAGTATTGGTATCTGTGTTGGTGGATAACGACTGTGACCCAGACGATATCCGTGTTGCGTTCAAGGGCGACTCAGATGTTAAAACAGCACTGGCAGCCTACATCCGAGATCTAGACGACGAACCTGAAGAGGAAGAGTACGAAGAAGAGGATGATCTAGATTCCGAATACGAAGACTAATCTAACCTATGTGGTATAACCGTGTCACTGCCAATCTGGGTGAGATCCCAGATTTTATTGCTCATTACGAAAATGAACTTGTATCTGCACGGCGTGACTGTGCCATCGGTGGCCTAGTTGAACGAAATATCACAGCACTGCCAGGAATGACCGAGCATCGCTTTAATCAACTACAAGAGATTGAAGCAGTGCTGAACTTCCTTAACATACAACTGCGTAAGATTCGCCGTCGCCATTTTCAAAAGTATCTAGAAGGCTATGCTCGCGCATTGACCAGTCGCGATGCTGAAAAGTATGTGGACGGTGAGGATGAAGTAATTGACTTTGAAACTATCATCAACGAAGTTGCATTGTTACGCAATCGTTTTTTGGGCATTATGAAAGCAATGGAAAGTAAAAACTTCATGTTGGGACATGTGGTTAGACTGCGAGCAGCCGGCATGGAAGATATACAGTTATGACATTCAGAAACAATGACGAAAGTCATGCACATAGTTTACAAACACTCAATACCTTGTTTGAGTACGATGACTTTATGGAAAGCATTGGCACACTGGTTGATTTAGGATGTGGTGCAGGCGCTGATCTAGAATGGTGGGCGACTAGAACAACTCGAGACGATGCTCCAATACCCCTGAATATTCGTTGCACAGGCATAGACACAGGTCCTACACCTGCTGTGGTTAAAAAGCATTCTAACATTGTGTATCAAAAAATAGATTTTGAAAATACAGAAAATCTGCCTGGCAAGTCAAAGTTTGATGTGTTGTGGTGTCACGATGCATTTCAACACTGTATCAATCCATTGGCAACATTGGCCAAGTGGAACACCATTGCTGAACCGGGCAGCATGTTGATCATGGCAGTTCCGCAAACCACCAACATGGATATACGTCAACTGGCATTTGTGCAACCAAATGGATGTTATTATCATCACACTGTTGTGAGTTTAATGCACATGCTGGCTGTTAATGGTTGGGACTGCAATTCAGGGTTCTTTTTAAAACAACCAGACGACGAATTCATACATGTAATTGCTTATAAGAGTGAACATGCTCCAATGGATCCAAAGACTACCACTTGGTATGAGTTGGCAGATAAAAACTTACTGCCGGAAACTGCGGTAGGAAGTATAAATCGCTACGGATATGTTAGACAGCAAGACCTAGTACTTGCATGGATTGACAAGAGTTTGTCTTGGTTAGGTCAACAGTAATCGTCGAAGCGGCAACCCTGAGGCAATTTCTTCCGTGTACCATTCTGTACATGCTAGTCTCTCTAGCCATGCAGTTCGGTCTGGCTTTGCCGGATTGTTGATTGTGGACAAATCTGTGTTACTAACAGGTGCAGCCAAACTACTAGCGTGTACAAAAGCCGGAACACCGTTCATTATAGCCTGTGCGCCTGGCCCGCTGTTGTGATTGACCACGGCCCATGCTGTTGACAAGCACCGATCATAATCAAAACTGTCATATGTTCCTTGGATGGGCCGCGGCATCTCAATAACACACCCAGGAATATTACTGATACGCTGTCTAGGATGCGGCCGTATAACAATAGGTCTGTCTGTGTATTTTCTAATGGTGTTAGCAGTTTCAGTTAGCCACACCGCAGTGGGTGGCTGTCCTGCCCACTGTTGACTGTCTGATCGTTGTGCGGCAATCACAATGTTGTATCCAGCATTGGTCCAGGGCTTTGCCTCCAGTCTCAACTGCGCCGCCCGTCCTGGAATTAACTTTTTTCCGTAGTAGGCCGTGTTACCAGTTCCGTTTAGTCCTAATTTCCAAGTGCTACCGCGACGTAGCATGCCTACTTCGACCACTATAACAGGACGATTGCTATTACGGAATGCCGCCCATACCCCTTGATTGTTTTTCATTCTACCGTGCCATAGTTGGCTCCAGATAACAGCAACATCTGCTGAACTGTCCATGCTATTGTGCTTGATACCAAGACTGTCAAGCCCTGCACGTACGGCCGCAAAAACCGGAGGGCTATTAAGCGCACCATACTGATCAAAAATACTTACTCTCATAGTATTAGTTATAGGCTGTGTTTTCGATCACTAAATATCTGACTATGATATTTCCCCAACTTAACGGAACGTTAAATCAAAATAAATTTTTTATCTATGCTGCCGCAGACTCGGTATATTTTGACCTGCATGCTCGGCCGTTGATCAACAGTATACTGGCCAATACTCCAGAATACGGAGTACACATACACATATATAACCCTAGGCCCGATCAGATTGATTTTTGTCAAAGCCGCACAGGTGTGACTTGCACTTATGAACAGCCCAGTGAGGATGAGTTTCAGCATGCAACTGACTACTGGATGACCAGAACCCAATTTGAAAACGATCGCCAGAGACAAATGTTTAAAAAAGGACAAACACGTGGCAGACAAGACCTATCGATACTGATTCGTCAGACTTACTATGCCTGTACTAGATTTGTCAGATTGGCTGAATTATTACAACCAGGCCAACGATGCTTGAGCATTGACGTTGACGGGGTGGTGCGTGGTCAATTCAATGATCAATTGGGCACTAAAGATTTTTATCTTTACGAAAAACCCAAAGACGGCACCCATTTGGCTGGTGCTGTGTTGTTCAATGGCACTGTTGGCGCACATGAATTCCTACAAGAGTACGCAAACAATTTACGTGCCAGTATCGGTAAACACGATCTATATTGGTTTTTAGATCAAGTTTTGTTAGATCAACTGGTGCCAAAATACCACAAAGGTCTGTTGCCCATGAGTTATATTGATTGGGCCATGCGAACTGAAAGTGCTATTTGGTCTGCCAAAGGCAAACGCAAAGAACTTGATGTATTCAAACAAGAACAAGGAAAGTACCAATGATATCAATCGTAATGAGTTATTTTAATCGCTTGCCCCAGTTAAGATACACTCTTAAAACCATTAGTCAAAGTCAAATTAAAGATTTGGAAATTGTCATTGCTGAAGACTTTTGTGACCCAGGCGAACAATTGCACAACATACAAAAAGAATTTCCACACCTGGCAATCAAAGTCATACGCATGTCAGACAGCCGAGATCACAAGGATTATTGCAATCCATGTGTGCCATATAACACAGCATTTCGTGCCTGTCGTGGCGACATGATCATTATTCAAAATCCTGAATGTTGCCACATGGGAGATATACTGCAATACACTAAAGATAATTTAACCAACGAAAATTATCTTACATTCCACTGCTATGCTGCCACCAAGGCCGAAACCAGAGTCATGCAATCAGGTGAGCCATTGCCTATGTTCACAGACAAAAAATCTCGTTGGTACAATCACATTGTTGAACGTCCTTATGCTTATCACTTTACCACAGCCATCACTAGAGAAAATTTGATCAAACTAAACGGGTTTGATGAAAGATTTGCTCAAGGACAAGATATGGATGATGTAGAACTAATCTATCGCATCAAGGCATTAGGGCTAGAACTAAAATTTGTAGAAGATCCCTGGGTAGTGCATCAGTATCATAGAAAGACCTATAATAATCCACATAATCCTCCTGTAACTATGGACAATAGAGAACTGTGGGCAAGTATCAAAGATAACCTTCAAGTTCGAGCAGATAACAAAATTGATATATGTGGCATTTAACTAAAATTCCTAAAATAGCACATTTTTATTGGGGCGGCGGAGCTCTTTCGTATCTTAGATTTTTGTCTGTGGCCAGTTTCAAAAAACAAAATCCAGACTGGCAAGTACAAGTTCATGTTCCAAGTGTTGACAGTGTTGCTCCGGCTGATTGGAACAACAACATCTCTCAAGATTTTCGTACACAGTTAGTTGAGTTGGATGTTGATGTTGTTGCTCATGACTTTGACAGTTATGGATTTACTAACCAAGCACACGAAGTACACAAGTCTGATTTTCTAAGATGGCGGTTATTGGCCACTCAAGGCGGGCTATGGTCTGACATTGACATCTTGTATATTCGATCTATGAATAATCTTGCAGAAA